ACTCGACAGTATGAAAGAAGCTAAACAGTTTGTGGAACGCTACAAAGATGTTCATGGTCTTGAGATTGCAGGTAACAGTAATTATGTTTCGCAGTTTATCCAAGAGAATTATCCTGATGAAATAAAGTTTGATGCAAACCTAATCAACATCGTATCTTTTGATATTGAGGTTGATATTGCTAATGGGTATCCTAATGTCAGTGAGGCTGATAAAGAAATCACGTCCATTGCATACAAGTCGTCCAAGTCTGATGATTATCATCTGCTAGGGCGCAAGGATTATGACAAGAGCAAGACGTTACTTGATCTGCACCCTGATAACATTCACTTCATGAAGTTTGACAGCGAAGAGGCTCTGTTGAAGCGATTCAAAGAGATATGGATTAACCGTTATCCTGACATTATCACTGGTTGGAACGTCGAATACTTTGATGTTCAGTATATCATTACTCGTATGATACGTTTGTTTGGTGAAGAATGGGTGAAAGACTTAAGCCCATGGCGCAATGTGCGTCCTAAAGAGCGTGAGATGTTCGGCAAGATGCAAGGCACATACCAAATTGGTGGTATGACTGTTGTTGACTACATGGATGCTTTCAAGAAGTTTGGCTACAAGTATGGCACACAAGAGAGCTATAAGCTTGATCATATTGCCTATACTGTGTTGGGCGAGAAAAAGCTTGATTACTCAGAGTACGGCAACCTAAACGCATTGTATGAGCAAAACCCACAACTATATCTTGACTACAACCTTAAAGATACAGAACTGATCCAACGATTTGAAGATGAGACAGGTTTGATGTCTCTCGTGATGACTGTTGCTTATGGTGGTGGTGTAAACTATCAAGACGCATTTGGTACTGTGGGTATATGGGAAACAACTCTGTATCGACGTTTGATAAAAGATGGCAAGGTTCCACCAGTTAAAGGTGAAGTAGGTAAACGTGCAGGTGAGCTTGTTGGTGGTTATGTGAAAGACCCCAAGGTTGGCATGCATCCATGGATCGTATCGTTCGATCTTAACTCCCTGTATCCACACCTAATGCTACAGTACAATATGTCACCAGAGACTTATCTCGAAGATCAACGCAAAGAAGTATCCCAAGAAATGGTTCTTGAGGGGCGTTTCCAAAACAACGACACATCTGTGTCTGTTGGTGCTAATGGTGCTTGTTTTAGTAACAAGTTTAAGGGCGTTATTCCTAGCATCATTGATGAATACTATAACAACCGTAAAGTCATCAAGCAGAACATGCTCAAGGTGGAACAACAGCTAGAAGATGCTACTGATCCGTCTGAGAAGTCACGTCTGAAACGTGAGGCTACACAGCTACACAACTCACAGATGGCTATCAAAATTGCTATGAACAGCCTTTATGGTGCGACTGCCAACGTGTACTTCCTGTACTATATTAACGACATGGCAGAGGCGATTACGACATCTGGTCAGTTGTCTATTCGTTATGCGCAAAAGTCTGTGAACGATTACCTAAATCGTATCCTTAAAACTGATACAGATTACATTGTGTATATTGATACTGACTCTATCTATGTTGATATGGCTCCGATTGTTGAGAATGCTTTTGGTACAGTAGACATTGATCGCAAGAAAGGCGAAGAGTTCCTCGACAAAGTTTGCCAAATGAAAATTGAACCAGTTCTTGAAGCTGGTTATGAAGACCTTGCCAAGAAGATGGGTGCATATCGTCAAGCTATGTTTATGAAGCGCGAGAAGATTACAGACAAGTCAATCTTTATTGCTAAGAAGCGTTACATCATGAATACTCTGAACTCTGAAGGTGTACACTATGATAAGCCAAAGGTTTCGGTTACTGGTCTTGAGTCTGTACGTTCATCAACTCCTGAGGTATGTCGTGACAAACTGAAGGCATCTTTTGAAGTTATCATGAATGGCAATGAAGAAACTGTGCAAGAGTTTATTGAGAACTTTCGCCAAGAATTCTATAGCCTACCACCAGAAGATATTGGTCGTAACAGTGGTACACAAGATTTAACTAAGTATATGGATGAGGTATCTCTTTACAAGAAGGGTTGTCCAATGCACGTCCGTGGATGTATCTTGTATAACAATGAATTGAAGAAAAGAAGTTTGGGCAAAACGTATGAACCTATTGCAGGTGGTGACAAAATTAAGTACGTCTACCTTAAGTCGCCCAATCCAATCCGTGAGAACATCGTTTCATTCCCTGGCCAACGTTTACCGCCAGAGTTTGAGCTAGGTGGATTCATAGACTACGAAAAACAGTTCGAAAAGGTGTTTCTAAGCCCTATCGAAGCGATACTAGAGGCGGTAGGATGGTCTGCCGTTAAGATTAATACAATTGACAGTTTTTTTGTGTAGGAGGGTTAAAATGACTAAAGAAAATGATGAACACAGACTAGAGCTACTCAAGAAGCGCCACAAACAAATTCACAGCACAGTTGAGGCTTTAGAAGGGGAGAAAGCCCCAGAGAAACACACAAAGAAGGCCAAAAAAGAAAAACTTAAGGTCAAAGATGAAATCACATTGCTTGAGAATAAAATTAGCTTGCAAGATAGCTAAATTCATGATATAATGAATGATACTGTAACATTTGAGGAGTCTATGAATGGCAACCCACTTTATATTTGATTTTGAGACTATTGGTACAAACTCACGAAAAATACCTGCCATTGACGTATCGTACACTACATTTGAATGGGGCAGATTTACTACGGAACCTTATACTTTTAAAGAATTGGTTCTTGGTATGGAACAGGCTAAGTTTGATATTAAAGATCAAATGGAAAATCATGGATGTGCATACACGAAAAGTGATCTTGATTGGTGGTTAAATCAACCGCCAAATTTGAGAAAAAACCTCAAGCCATCAGCCAATGATCTGAAAGCAGATCAGTTTATAGAAAAGCTTGTAGATTATCTACGTTCTTCTAATAAGATTGAATGTTGGTGGTCGAGAGGTAATACGTTCGATCCTATTATCTTGGATCGCATTGCAGAAGATGCTGGCAAACAAAGTTTGCTAAGCCAACACTTGAAACATTATGCTGTACGTGATACTCGTACATTCATTGATGCAAAATTCAACTTTGACATTGATCCTAATGGGTTTATTCCTGTTAAGAACATAGAGAAGTGGAATTACAACTTTAACGCCCATGACAGTAAGCATGACGTAGCGGCTGATATTCTCCGACTTCAATCAATTACTAGGGCAGAACATGATTTGGAGCAAACTGAAATATGAAACTAGAAATATCAATCGAAGAACTTCGAAAACACAAAATCTTTATTGGTACGCCAATGTATGGCGGCAACTGTAGTGGATCATATACAAAATCATGTACTGATCTAGCTATGATGTGTGCCGCTAACGGTATTGATGTGCGATTCTACTACTTGTTCAATGAGAGTTTGATCCAAAGAGCAAGAAACTATGTGGTCGATGAGTTTATGCGCTCTGGCTGTACACATCTTGTGTTTATTGATTCGGACATCGCATTTGACCCTCGTGACGTATTAGGTTTGATTGCAATTCAAGTATCTGATCCAAAGTTCAACATTGTGACAGGTCCTTATCCCAAAAAGACTATCGCATGGGAGAAAGTCAAGAAGGCAGTGGAAGTTGGTAAAGCAGAAGACACACCATTTGCATTGGATCAATACACAGCGGATTATGTTTTCAATCCAATTAATAAGCTTGCTAGTTTTAATCTTTCTCAGCCTCTTGAGATTGGCGAAGGCGGTACAGGCTTCATGTGCATTCCAAGAGAAACCTTTGAGAAATACAAAGAAGCATATCCAGAATATTCATATAAACCTGATCATATCCGTACTGAGAACTTTGATGGTTCGAACGAGATCATGGCTTACTTTGATTGTGTTATCGATCCAAAGACCAAGCGCTATCTAAGTGAGGACTACTTCTTCTGTCACAAAGCACGTGCTGCTGGGATGCAAGTGTGGATGTGTCCATGGATGCAAATCAATCACATTGGCTCTTATATCTTTAAGGGCAACATGGCGGCTATTGGTTCGTTGGGTGTATCGGCAACGGCTGATAAGTCATCTAGTAAAAAATCTTATAAAAAGGATTGACAACCACGAAAACGGTGATATTGTGCAGACATAGATAGCAACAAAGGAATGCTAAAATGTCTGCACGTAGAGCCGAAATCAACTCAGTTATTTCCAAAATCCAAGAATCTGCAAACAAACGATACGCGGAACAAAGCAATTCGTATATGGCAGGGTTGCTTGAAAGTTTGCTGACATCTTCAATGATGGGCATGGATGAAAATCAATATGTGCTAACATTAGAGCTTATGTCCAACATAACAAACATTCAAGATGAGAGATAATTTATCTTGACACTCATATCAATTTGTGATATGATTTACAAATACAAAATAAAACAAACTTTGGAGACTATATAATGAAATTTTCTGAACGAACTCTGACAATACTTAAGAGTTTCTCCACTATCAACAGGTCTATCTTGATGGAGCCGGGGAACACGCTTAAGACTATTACACCAGAAAAAACCTTGATTGCCAAGGCGACAATTGCTGATAGCATCCCGTCTCAGGCATGTATTTACGATTTATCACGATTTCTTTCTATTTTGGGTCTTTATGATGATCCTGACGTAGAATTTCATGATAAATACTTTTTGGTAACTGAAGGCAAACGTCGTACCAAATATGTATTTGCAGACATCTCTATGATTCATGCGGCTCCTACCAAGGAGATTGAATTGCCGACTAAAGATGTTGAAGTGAATGTTACATGGAACGATCTTCAATCAGTAATCAAAGCGGCAGGTGTACTTCAATTCCAAGAAGTGGCATTTGTCGGTGAGGAAGGTAAGATTTACCTCAAGGCAATCAGCAGTACCGATACTGGGGCTGATGATTATGGTATTGAAATTGGTAGCACCAATGATACCTTTAAGGTTATTATCAAGACAGATAACCTTAAGCTATTGCCTCAAGACTATAGCGTAACTCTATGCGCAAAAGGCATTTCTGAGTTTAAAAGCCCAGATGCTACATACTATGTGGCAATCGATACCAAATCAACTTATCGGAAAGGATAAAGAATATGAGCGAACAAGAACAACAACAGGAGCCTGTAT